AAAGTGATTGAAAGAAGAATGAAAGTGTTAGACGATACGGTTGATATGCTTCTAGGGGTGGATAAGGCCCTGAGAGTCCGTATTAAGCACCTAGAAACGGCCTTGATGGCCCTCCAAGTAGGGGTCGGAGACGGATCTAGGCACAGAAATGACGGTGGTTGGTTTGACTAAGACTGTGTATTACCGGGAAACCGACCCAGGATCCGGAAAACAGAGATGGGTTGTATTGAAAGGAGTGAAATCTGATGGAACTAGGTTGGAGATTCATCCTAACTTTTGGTCAAAGGGTAAGGACCCGTTCCAGGTTTTGTATACAAAAAAGAAGGGAGCTTGAATAGTATGACTGAGAAATACATCTATTGTCCGGCATGTAGGACTCTCGAGATCCATACGAGAGCTACGGGAGAGATGATCGGATGGCTTTGCCAGACCTGCAACCCCCCACTGGGGGACTTCTCATGAAGGCAATTAGGGCTTTCAGTCTCAATGAGGACGTTGTTCGATTCCTCGATAAGCAAGCAGATGGGCGAGGGAAGCACCGAAAGAGTCGATCATCCTTCGTTGATGAGGCCGTCCGGGCCTACTGGTTGCAGGACAAGTACGAGGAGGAGCATAATCTGAAGGAGAGACTCGAACATCTTATGGAAGACTACCGGAAGCTCAAGGAGTCAGAGCACTCATGTCTATGGTGTCGGTTTGGCTCGCGCCTAAAGCGATAGCGAGAAGGCCCACAAGAGCAATAACGATGCGGGTCCAAGTCCAGAGGAGAGCAGGATCGCTCGCAATAGGGTCATCAGTCATTCTGCTTGTCCCTTGCTATGCACAATGCACCCTGCCAATCAGAGATCTCGTACTTGTCCATTGTGATTAGATAATTCATCTTGACACCAGATCCCGCAGTCCTTCCATAGACATACAGATCCTCGACGATAAAGTTGTCTGGATCGATTATCGTACCAGGAGCTGCATCGAATGCTGTGTCAGTGGATCCTCTCACGGATGCCCAGGCAATCTCCCTGCTGTCAGATGCCTGGAGGAAATCAGTTGATGCAGTGGTGCAATCTGGAGAGGTGGCTAGCTTCCCAGTCACATCGGGATTCGATGACGAGGATATTGATGAAGACCAAACGTAGAATGATGTCACTCTGTATGCTGTCTTGAAGGATCCATCGAATAGTGACACTTTGCTAGGATTGCCTGCTTCAGTCTCAACCTCTGTTACAGCTCCACGTGCAGTGTATTCTCCAATCTTCTTCATCACATCCTCCTCCTTAGCTGGTGTGCCTTCTTCATTATCTTGCCTTGGGACCACCCTTTCTTGAATCCGCCTGACTTCTTCCTGCCCATGGAGTTAGCCTTCTTCAGTGCTCTAGCCATCTTGGGGTCTTTCTTGCCTTTCCTAGCCTTACGGACTGCCTTTCCTGCCTCTTTGACACCCCTAACAGCCCTCTTGGCTCCCCCTGCGGCTCTCTCAAGTAATTCCAGATATTCCTCAACAGAAAGTCTGACTTGAGCCATTCAGCCCACCTACTGCTGAGATAGTGCTAGGGCGGTAGCGCTTGCTTGCGTAGCAGTCTCTAGGGTGCATTCCATGACGATCCCAATAGTTAGGTCACCTGAGTCTAGTGCGTTGCTCATGTTCGCACCGAGGAACATGCTGTCCACTCCTACGAGGAAGCCGTTAGTCCACTCCTCAGGGTTCACGCCTGATGCGTCGTTTACGAAGATCGTCCTAGTTCCATCTGCGAAAATGTCCAGTCCTCCGCAGGAAACCAGGCTCTTGTCTGCTCCTGGATAGACGATTGCCGTTTGGGTCTGGGTGCAAAGTTGCCATGCGACCTTGGAGTTCGTTGCGGTCTCATTGATCGCGTGGTTGCTGTTTCCAGCATCAAGATATGTGCATGCCAATCTGTGAACCCTCAATAGGGTTGATTTCTGCACCCCAAGGTTCACGAAAGAACCAAGGTCAATCTCGGTTTGTGCGTATGTGCTTCCGTTTGTATCTACTTCTGCTCTGATGAAAAATGAATCACTCTTCTTTGCCATGACACCGGCTGATAAAATCTCGCTGTTAAACTTTACAGGGGCCCCTGTGGGGGGGCCTGCCCCCCCGGACGGGGGCCAATCTTCATAGTCCTCGGTCGTAGGATGGGAACTACTCGTTCCAGCCGACAGGCTACCTCGGGACTACGAAGTTGTACCGCTAGGAGGCCGGCGGCGGGCGTTGCAGAATACCCCCCTATGCTAATATTAGCACCACTGGTATTATTAATTACTACTTCTTCGGATAATCATGGATAAAACCTGTGTAGAAAAACTGAAAGTGATTGAAAGAAGAATGAAAGTGTTAGACGATACGGTTGATATGCTTCTAGGGGTGGATAAGGCCCTGAGAGTCCGTATTAAGCACCTAGAAACGGCCTTGATGGCCCTCCAAGT